ATAGGATTGTCTGATATATCATTTTATTTAACAGATGATGACGGCAATATAAAAACAGATAAAAACGGCAATGAAATAACTTACAGATTAAAAGACGGTATAAGATATAAGCCGTTAGAATACATAACAGAGGGTATAGAATTAGATATGTTAGAAAAAATATGAAATTATACAAATCAAAAAAATTACTGAATATAGATAGAAAAGATATAGAAAAAAAGATAGGCACACTATCTAATACAAGTAAGATGCCTGCATTTTCTTGGGGCATACCTATTCAATACTGTGTAACTGGTAGTAAGTTAGCATTACAAGAAGGGACTATATGTAATAAATGTTATGCAGGTAAAGGTTGTTATATATTCCCTGCCGTCAAGGCCATGTACCAAAAAAGATATGATGCTATACTCATGAATGAGTGGGTAGATTATATGGCAGAACTTATTACCCAAAAATATAAAAACCTAGATAAATCAAGACTTTACCACCGTTGGTTTGATTCTGGTGATGTACAATCTTTTGCCCATCTGATGAAAATATTTGAAGTTTGTGAACTTACACCGCATATAAAGCATTGGTTAGCTACTAGAGAGTATCAGATAGTTAATCAACTTGATGAAAAAGATGTACCAAAAAATTTATGTTTGCGTGTATCAGCTATCAAAGTAGATAGGCCACCACCTAAGTTTTGGAAGTGGACTTCTGGCGTACACAAAGATAAATCTGCAGTAGGTAGAGAGTGTCCTGCATATAAACAAGAGGGCCAATGTAAAGATTGCCGCGCTTGTTGGGATCGTAGAGTTAAACAAGTAAGTTATAAGGAGCATTAATGACAGCATCATACGGGTTAGGTATGTTATTAATGGGTATAGTTGCACTGAGTATTGCATCAGTAATAGCCTATCTTATTATAACAAAAGTAGTAATGAAAAATAAAAAGGTAGAGGAGGAAGACAATGGTTGATGTAATAGAAATTTTAAAAAGTATAGTTGACATAGTGCTACTAATTGCTGTAGAACATATGTTATTCTTAGATGAAATAATTAATGGAGTTATAGTATGATAACACAAAGGAGTAATATGAAAATGAAAGTTTGTAAATATTGTAATGAAAGTAAATTTTTAATTTTTGGCGATAATGAAATTAAAGATTATCAAAGTAATTTAGTTAAACAAGGTTATTGCTGTTGTTTAGGTTGCGACAGTCAAAATCCAGAACATTATCCAATTAATGAATTAAAAGAATTCCAGACGTGGAATAGGTAACTTAGAACCTGTATTAAAGCCAGTGATCAATGGCTTTTAGCTAAAGTCCTAGTATGAGGTAAGACTTTTCCTCCCCTTTGGTCGTTGGGGTATAACGACCATTTAACAATAAGGAGTAATATGAAACAATATACATTTATACGAACTGGCGGAGATAAAAAACATATCGAGGCTATGAGTTTAAAGAAGGCCATGAAAAAATATGATGGCAAACCAAATGATCATGACAATCAAGCACTAATTGTTTGGACAAGTAAGAAGGGTAACATAAGTAATAAAATGCTTAAACTACCATATGTATCTAGAAAAGAGAGAAAGGGAAGACTATGAGTTACGGAGAAAATATAAGAAAAATATTAGAGCATCATTACGATTGGTGTAAAGCAAATGGTAGAAGTATATCATGGTATAAAAAATATAAAAAAGAAATAAATAAAAAATCAACAAGGGTTTATTAGTATGTCATTTGTTTGGAAGCATCCTAAATATTATAAAAAACCTAAAAAAAATTTGACAAACGAAAACTTTTCTGATAAGGGAGATGACCATGAAAAAATACAAAGTAAGAATAATAGCATATCAACACGAACTAAACGCAGTCCTACCATTCGATTACGAACCAAACCAACAACAACTTGAGTCAAAGATAATTGAGTATCTAAATAATAATTTATTTAAAATAGAGTATAATAGTTTTGTTTCATTAGAAAGTTTTAATAGTAGTAAAAAAGAAAAAAAATATAATGAAAATATTTACTATTGGGAAATAAAAGATTGAATTATAAACAACAGTTAGAAGTAATTAAAGGTCTAGCTATACCACCAGAAACACAGACAAGAATGGATTGCCCATTCTGCAACGGAAGAAATACATTATCAATAGACACAACTGAAAATAAAATAGGTTGGTATTGTTTTCATGCATCGTGTAATTCAAAAGGAAAATATGAAGGAGAAAAGAATATGCAATATGTACAGAGAGTATTCCATGGTAATCGAACATTACATATAGAGGATACAGAATTTAAAATACCAGATAGTTTTCAATCAATATACTCAAATGAAAAAGCTATGCGTTGGCTATCCAATAATAATTGTTGGGAGTCATGGTCATGGGGCAGAGCAGATTTTAAATATGATGTAAAGCAAGATCGAGTTGTGTTCTTAGTTAAGAATAGAATATCCCATAAGATAGTAGGCGCAGTAGGTAGAGCATTAAATAAAAATGAGTTTCCTAAGTGGTTTATGTATGGTAATAGAGATGTACCATTTAAATGTGGTGATTGTAGTGACGCAGTGATAGTTGAAGATTGTCCTTCAGCTTGTGCTGTATCTAATATACTTACTGGCATTGCGATAATGGGTACAAAATTAAAAGAAATACAAAAGTCACACTTGAGGCCATACAAAAATTTATATATTTGTTTAGATAGAGATGCTACTACAAAAGCATATGACATGGCAAAAAATTTAAGATCCTCTGGATTTGAAAATGTAATAGTAAAACCTTTAGAAGATGATCTTAAATATTTTAATACAGAACAGGTAAGGAAAATATTTTATGGATAAAAAAATGAAACAAGAAATTCTTGATAACTGGAATAGTTGGAAATATGATATTAAGGATATGAATAGATCTGATTGGACACAAAGAGATCAATCTATATTAGATACAATAGAATTATTATTAAGAAAGGAGTATGGAGATGGCGATAAATCTAGATAGAGGACCTGCTGATCTTGAAGAAGTAATTGATAAACAGCAAAAGCAAATTGATTTTCTTAAAAAACAAACTAAGAAAACACAAGATGATAGGGTAGCAGAGATCATGGCTTTGTATGCAGAGGTCAAAAGATTAAAAAACGAGAATGAAGATTTAAGATTAAATAAAATTAAATCACAGTATACTATAGAAAATTTAGAAAAGGAGTTGCATGATAGAAAAACAAATGATTAGGCTTATGCTTAATAAAAAATTTTATACACAGCATAAGGGCATGTTATCTCCAACAGTATTCTCTGGAGATATAAGTTCACTGTATGAGACAGTGCAAAAAGCACATGAAAAATATGAAGAAGATATAAAAGTTGACGAGTTATATTCTTTACATACAGCTATATTTAATCCTGCATTAACCCGTGCTGCTAAAGAAAAATTTAGCGAGTTAGTTGAAGACATCAAAGAAGTACAAGAACCTAGTAAAGAAATAGCAAAAGATATAATGCGTATACTAGCTGATAGAGATCTTGCACAAAGAATAGCTGTTGAGGCAACAGAAATATTTAATGGTAAAGATGCCAACTTCAATGAGATATCTACAATGATAGATAATCATAAGTCAAATGTTAACGAAGATAAAAATCCTGCTGTAACAAATGACATTCAAGAAGTTATAGATCTATTAGAAGTTACAACTAAATGGAAATTTAACATACCAGTTCTTAGAGAAAATGTAGGTGGTATTGGTGGTGGTAATTTAATGATAGCATTTGCTAGACCAGAGACAGGTAAGACTGCGTTCTGGGTTAGTCTTTGTGCGGCACCAGGTGGATTTTGTTCACAAGGTGCAAAGGTACACGCATTTATAAATGAAGAGCCTGCTATACGTACACAGATTAGGGCCATATGTTCTTTTACAGGTATGACAAGAGATGAAATTTTATTTGATAGAGTTCAGGCACAAAGAATTTGGAGTAATATAAAAGATAATATATCTATGTTTGATACAGTTGATTGGTCCATAGATGATATAGATGCACACTGTGAAAAACATAAACCAGATATAATAGTTATTGATCAGTTAGATAAAGTTAATGTATCTGGATCGTATGCTAGAACTGATGAAAAGCTAAGACAAATTTATACTAGCGTAAGGGAGATAGCTAAACGTAGAGATTGTGCTGTGATTGCAATATCTCAAGCATCAGCTGATGCGCATAATAGAAATAGTATTTCATTTGATCAAATGGAAAACTCTAAAACAGGTAAGGCAGCCGAAGCTGATTTAATTATTGGTATAGGTAGAAATGGTAATACTGATTTAGAAAATAAAATAAGAACATTATGTATAAGTAAAAATAAAATCAATGGTTATCATGGAGAACCTGTGTGTACCATTAGAAGAAGTATAAGTAGGTATGAAGTATGAGTACATTAGATAAGTTAGTAAATTTATTTATAGCATTTAGTATAATTTTTGTTTTATTATATTCATGCTATATTACATTACAAATACAAGATATGTGGGATATGATTATTGAATATCAAAACGTATTAGCAGAACAACAAAAAGAATTAAGAAATTTAAAAATATTAATTATATCTATGAAAGGAACATCTGTATGATAACAACAGTAGACGTAGAAACATCTTGGCAAAAAACAGAGACAGGTGGGTATGACCCATCACCATTTCACCCAGACAATATACTAGTTAGTGTAGGTATTAATGATGAATACTATTTTACAAATCATAGTGAGAGAATAGATAGGGGATGTGCTGTTAAGATACAAGATACTTTAAATAAAACAACTTTACTTGTAGGCCACAATATTAAATTTGATTTAATGTGGTTGCTTGAGGCAGGATTTAAATATACTGGTAGAGTTTATGATACTATGCTTGGTGAATATATTTTAAATAGAGGTATAAGAAAAAGTTTAACATTAGAGATGTGTTGCCGTAGAAGAAAAATAGGATCTAAAGATAGTAGTATAAAAGAATACATGGATAGGGGAATATCGTTTGAGAATATACCTGCAGATGTTGTAGAAGAATATGGTAAGATAGATGTACAGATAACAAGAAAATTATTTAATTCTCAAATGGATGATTTTAGATTAGAAAAAAATAAAGAACTATTATCTACCACTAAGATGATGAATGAATTTTTAGTTGTCTTAACTGATATGGAACGAAATGGAATTAATATTGACATACAAAAATTAAATGAAGTTGAGAAGGAGTATCGTGCAGAGTTTGCATACTTAAAACAAAAGATAGATAAAATTGTTTACAAACAAATGGGAGATACTAAAATTAATTTATCTAGCCCAGAACAATTATCATGGTTAATATACTCTATGAAACCTAAAGATAAAAAACAATGGTCTAAAATATTTAATGTAGGTATAGATAAAAGCACAGGTAAAAATAAAAAAAGACCACAGTTTTCTAGAGTTCAATTTAGAAATTTAATAGCTGATAACACTGAAATAATTCATAGAACTGTAGCAGAGCAATGTATAGGATGTCATGGTAAAGGTGTAATTAAGAGAATAAAGAAAGATGGTAGCCCATATAAAAATTATACTAAGTGTAGCGAATGTGATGGTGACGGTTACACTTACACACCTATGGCCAAAGTTGCAGGGTTTAGACAAAGACCTAGAAGTGTTTATGATATTGCAGAGTCTGGATTTAGAACAGATAAAATTACATTAAGTAAAATTTCATCGGAGGCAGAGGGTGAGTTTAAAGAATTTATAGATGCAATTGTTAGGCATAATGCTGTGTCTACTTACTTAGATACATTTGTAGAAGGTTTAAAAAATTTTACAAATGATAAAGGGTTTTTACATCCTAAATTTATGCAAGCAGTAACTGCAACAGGTAGACTATCTAG